TCATAACTGTCCTTTGCATGGTTTCTAATCCACCACTAATGTTTCCGTCTAGTCCTTGTTTAACTGCTTCGGATAATCCGGAGCTTTGACTTAATGATAATGCGGTACCTAATTCTATTGCACTAACGTTAAAAGATTTTCTTGCTCTACGTCTTGGTGCTTTGCGTCTTGCTGCCATGATTACTCATTACTGAGTAGCTTATAAAGATTTATATAGATTAATTTTAACTGTTAATTAATGAGTGACCGTAAGTATAACTTTGGTTCCCCTTCAAAAATGAAGGGATTGTCAGCAGGAGAAAAGGCTATTGTAAAATTCCTAGATTCTCCAGAACAAATAGAAACGGAAGAGTATGGAACTAAATTTGTTCTTCCTATTCTTTTGTTATCTCATCCTCAGTATCCTTCTCTTTCTTCAGAAGGTACCAAAATGGTTTGGCAGACTAACTGCCTAGTCATAAGAGAAACTGTTGTACCTTTAGTCAAGGAAAACAATAAAGAATTCATGAAAGATTATTACAATCTAACATGGGAAATACGATGCGAGGATGATGGGTCTCTATGGCTGAGCAACGCGTAATTAAGCCTAGAGATAAGATAAGTCCTATAGAAAAATTTCTATACGAATGTTGTGGAGACTTAGGCCACATAAAAAAGGACCATAAACGAGATGCTAAGCCTTGGTACAAGTATGATAGGCTGCATTGGAAATTGTCACAGCTTGGTTATGAACTAGGCAACGCAAAATGTAAGTGTCTTAAAATGGAGGACTTCAGAAAAGAGCTTTAATTCTTCTTTACACACCTTTTTCTTTAAAGAAAGAGAAAGGATAAGGAGAATTAAAGGTAAGGAAAGGTACCCTAGAGTGACATAGGGTACCGTTCCAAGCCATTAATCTAGCAATATTGGGGTATTTAACCCTACTTTAACCCTAGCTTACCCGTTTCTGGTTGCTTTTTTTGGGGTTCTTTGGGCTTTAAATCACCCATTATACCCCCTAAACCACTCTTATTTGCTGCGTATTCCACTAACATACTTGTCCAATCACCATCTTTTGCAGCTTTTCTAATTCCATTCATTGGGTCAAGGTCTTTAGCTTTTTTTGTCATTGCTCCAACTGAGCCAAAAAAAGAATCTTGGAAGTTTTGTAATTTGTCATGCATACGGTCTTCTATTTCTTCAATCACTGCTTGTAATGCTTCAACTAAAATGTCGTCGCTTTCCTCAGATTGTACCCAAGTAGTCCACTTCTTTCTACTTAATTCAGCAATGTAGTTAGACAGAAAAAAATAAAAGACTGTCCAAATCGTAGCATATGCTAAAAGTGTTAGTGTGTCGATTTCCACTAAACATCATCCCATTGAGATTGTGGAATACTTGATGGCCTATCGCATTTTTCACGTTTCATATTTTTAATAATATTTTTTTGTGCTAATGCTAACAAAACAATCTCGGTGGGAGATGGGTCGTCTTTGATGGTGTCAACGTAATCAGATTCCCAACGTAAACATCGGGGAATAGGTCCGGCACCGCTTGGTGTAAACTCCGGAGTTTTAGGTTCGTCACGGCCTACAATGGTGACAATTGTATCGCTTACAATATTACCGGCTCCTGTAACGGTATCGTTAATTTTTTCTATGATAGCTTCAGTTAATTTATCTTTGTTATCTTCTACGAATGCTTGTAATTGATTTCTAAACAAAAAGGCCGTACCACCAACTACCGCCAATGAGGTGAGAGCGATTGTTGGAATGGCTACAGCTCGTAAAGTGTTATTTTTAGTTTCAGACATTATTTTCTCTAGGCTTTTTTGTTGAGTTGGTGTAACTTTCCTAAACTCAATGTCTTTTGGGATGGCAATGACTGGCATTATCTCCTTCTAAAAGGATTAAATTTGTCAAAGGCATCCTTTATGCCTGCTGCAAAGTCTTTGCTACCTTCTACAAACTTATCTTGTGGTTTTTGTGTATCAGATGGTGCAATGCCATCACGTTGTTTTACACCATCCAATAACTCTAATGCTAGGAATAATTCAACAATAGCCATTAATCTTCTCTATCTCTAAATTTCTTAAATGCATCTACAGCTTGTTGACTTCTAAATATTGCATCTATAAGTTTACTTAATCCACTCATATTACACCCGTTTCTTTTGTTGTAAGATACACAAGCAACAATCTAACAAGTAATTGTTCCATTGTTCTATGGTCATTAAGCCATTTTGGGAACTCGATGTGGTAGATTTTAGTTGACATTCTAACATTACATACGCTTCTCAGCGTTAGTTATTTGTCTGTGTACGTCTAATATTTTAGCTTGAGACATAGGTACATCGCTTTTTAGCTGTCCTAACTTATCTAAAAAAAGGTCATACATTATTGTACTAGCTTGTTTTAGTTTACGTTTTACCTGTGTTTTAGTTAATTTCTTTTTAGGCATATACTTCTCCTGTCATAATTACACCTACTAAAACAGGCGATGAGCTTGATAAATTTTCTGCTGTGAACCTAACTTTTGTATCTGTAGGTACTATAATCTCTATTTCTTCAAACGGTGCATAGTCTTTGGTAGATGTTGTTACGGTAGATGCTACTAATTGGTCATTAAAATACAACTTGAAATGATAATCATCACCTGTATTTTCCATTATTTGAGGTTGCCATGAACCTACTAAGTAAGTATTACCGGCCGTATCAAACTCCGCTAAATTAGTTTCATTATTAATTACACTTATTCCGCCAGTATACAGATAGGCGTGTTTTCCAATATAGTTTAGACTACTACCTATTCCTGCTGGGTTTTGTCCGCCTACTGGGTTTCCCCCGCCTAACATAAGTTAAGCCTCTAAGCGAATGTAACGGTAACTGCTGCGTCTACTGTTGCTGCTGTGGTTCCTGCTAAGGATAATTCCACACTGTTTCCACTTACAACACCTAGGTCGGTATCGTATTGGATACTGTTTGAAGCGTTACCTGTTGCGGTAGCTCCGATAACCATACCTGCGGCTGTAAAAACTGCATCACCATCTCTCATTGCATTGCCTGAGATTTTTAGTAATCCTATAGTTTCTTCTGCTGCATCATTAGACATACTAATTGATACTTGTTTGATTCCGCTAACACCTTGTGGTACTGTAAAACTAGATGAAACAGATGCTCCAGCTAGATTGTCCAATGCCGCAAAAGATGTGGTTAAGCTCATTCCTGATTCTGTTCTACTTACTACTATTGCCATGTTTATTATTTCCTTATGCTTTAACTCGGATTGGGCCTAGTTTGGCCAAGGTTCCTGAGCTAAAACCTTTTGTTAATGCTTTAGCAACAAACGCAGCACCTAGGGTACCAACGATTTTATTTTTGTTGCTCATAACTGTCCTTTGCATGGTTTCTAATCCACCACTAATGTTTCCGTCTAGTCCTTGTTTAACTGCTTCGGATAATCCGGAGCTTTGACTTAATGATAATGCGGTACCTAATTCTATTGCACTAACGTTAAAAGATTTTCTTG